AAACAAAAAAAAGAACGTAGCTTTAGCGAGCAAAGCATCGAGGACATCATCAGCACCATCGCAGGCGAACACGGCTTGATTCCCTATACCCATAGCGACTACACCGCCATCACCTTGCCCCATATCGACCAAAACGAATCCGATGCCAACCTCATCACACGCATCGCAGACGAACACAACGCCATTGCCACCGTGAAGAACGGCACACTCTTATTTATGCCAAAGGGACTTAGTCAGACCGTCAGCGGACTCGCACTGCCGACAGCCTACATCACCCGATCATCAGGCGATGGACACCGTTACAGCAAGACCAACGGCGCAGACGACATCAGTGGCGTGACCTGTTACTACTACGACCCCGACATAGCCGAGCGTCAGAGCGTCACCGTTGGCGACAGTAGCAAGACCATCAAAGAACTTCGCCACTACCACCGAGATCGTGACAGTGCCTACCACGATGCCCGAGCCGAATACAACCGTATCAAATCCAAAGGCGCAGTCTTTAGCATCAACCTTGCTCACGCCATGCCCGAGCTGATCCCCGAGATGCAGATCGACACCCAAGGCTTCAAAGACGAGATCGACAGCATCGTATGGCTTGGCACAGTGGTCAAGCATACCTTGAGCGCAAGTAACGGCTACACCTCAGACATCGAAGCCGAAGTCAAACTGCCCGACAGCGACGACATCGCCCAGCTCATTGATGACGAGGGTGGCAACTACACAGGTGTCATCGCCTACTACCAACATGGCAAACAGACCGCCAAAGTCACTCGAGGCGAACAAACCACGCCAAAACGCCTGACCTACCTCTACAAAAACAAAAAAACCGCTGAAACAGCGGCACAACGAGAGTGGACTGCGATCCAAGCCGAACAGCAAGCATCACAGACCACAGATAGCGTCGATCAACCTACTTCAGATAGCACTTGATCCACAGCAAAGTTGGTAATGATCAGCTCATTACCATTGTGCGCTTCATGCGCTGCCTTCGTATTTACCGTCCAGCGGATCTTGCGATGGGTCATTTGATAGTCAGCAAACAAGGCTCGCACCTCAGGCACATCGTTCAAACTCAGGATAAACTTGCCCTTGATACCATCTAGGGTATTTTTCAGCGCATAGAAGTCATCCTTCGACCAAATCCCCTTGCCATAGACACCCTCACAGTCCCAATAGGGCGGATCGAGATAAAACAAGGTCTGCTCACCATCCATACGCTTGATCACATAATCATAGCTTTGATTTTCAATGATCACATTCTCTAGCCGTTGATGGATCGAGCTCAGATGCTCACGCAGACGTTCACCAAGACGCATTCGACTGATCCGATCACGAGAGTAGGTAAACGAGCCATCCAGCTGACAGCCAAAGGCAGAGCGAAGCAGATAATAGAACCGCACAGCACGCTGAATATCCGTCAGCCCTTTAGTCTGCTGACGAAAGTCATTGAACTGCGTCCGAGAGAACAGCACCAGTTCATATTCAGAGAGAAACGCCTCGAAGTGATACTTCAGCACCCGATACAGATTGATCAGATCGTCATTGATATCATTGATCAGCTCAATAGTAGATGGCGTTTTTTTGAAGAGCACCCAACCTGCACCGCCGAACACCTCGACATAGGCTTTGTGTTCAGGCATCAGCTCGATGATGGTACGTGCCAGTTGCGATTTACCGCCGAGCCAACCGCTGAAGCTATGACCGCTCGGATTGTACTTGGGTAGATTATATTCAGGCAGGGGATGTTGTTGATTTTCGCTCATAGGAGTGACCTTGATGTTGATGCTCACGGCATTCAGACAAGGCACTCACGGTGCTCATATAGACATTGAAAGATTTACAGCGAGGACACTTGATCTCGACTTGATCAAACTGCCCGATTTTCGCCAACAGCTTATAACAGCATCGGCACTTGATCACTTGCATATCGTATATCGACTCCTTTATACAAGAGTCACAATCATAGCGCATAAAAGCCCAAAAAAAGTACAAATATATAACCAAATAATATAAAATGGTACAAATCCATCACCAAATAGAATGCATCACAGATGGCTAAACTCAACGCAACCAAATTCCCATGCCCACATTGTGGCGCAAAGCTCCAACTTCGCAGTAGCAAACTCCTCAGCCCACTCTTTCGAGTCTGTTACTACCAATGCCTCAACATTCACTGTGGCTTTTCAGCACGAGCAGAATTCGTCATCTCACACGTCATCACCCCGAGCAACATACCCAACACAGCGATCCAGCTTCAACCCTATCAAGACAAAGACCAACCATGATAGCTACTCGTGATATTGACGTTTCCACAGGGAGCTTAGACTTGATTGCTTACCTCACAGAGAACCACATGACCGACATTATCGACATCGCCCAACAGCGTCAGCTGGATCAAGTCCAGCGCAAGCCCAAGGACTACACCACACCATCATGCACCGAATGCGAGTGTGGCAACGAGATCCCACCCGAGCGTCAAGCCTACGGTGGCATCACCCTCTGCATCGAATGCCAGTCTGCACTAGAGCGCACACAAGGACTAAAACCATGAACACCAACACCCCACTGACACAGATCAGCACCGTTGCTATCGGCATCATCCAAGCCATGCAGACCGCACACGCCATCTACAACATCGTCGCCACAGCGATGGACTCCGTTGAAGCGCAAGGCACGACGACTGGCACAGAGAAGAAAGCATGGGTGATGGCGTACGCCAAAAGCATTATCCAAGCCCTCGGCGAACATTGGGATTCACTTGAGCAATCCATTTCACAGTTTATCGACCAACTAAAAACCGCTTACAATGCAGTACGGACACTATTTTCATGATCATTAAAGAAAGCCCTATGGGATGGTATCAAAGATCACAAACCGCTCAAGTCAATCCACGACCTACTGCTGAAGCAGAGTTCTTAATGGAGATCATTGGCGAAGGTCAGTCCGTTACAGGCAAAGTGTTCGAGTTGACAAATCTCCCACGCTATGCCGATCTTCAAATCTTTGCCCGATCCTACCCAAAGCATATCCACAACATCCGCCACCGTCGCATCCGCAAAGAAGCCTACCGCATCCATCACCGTTGGAAAGCCAACCGCCGACTCACTAACAAAGGCAGTTAGATTATGGAATTTTCAAAATGGTTGGAAAACCGTATGGCAGAACCAAAACATTCGGATCTCGCTCTATTATGGCGAGGCGTTTTTAGACCAAAAGATTACAAGCGTATCGCAGATCGAAAAGATCGACGCAAAGCCTATCGTTGGCAAAAGCGCATGCATCGAATCCGTAAACTAAGAGATGTGGCGACGTATAAACCCTTTAATATGCAAACAGAATTAAAATATTCATCGGATGACTTTCAAAAAGAATTTTTATGTGAGTGGCTTTGATATTTCACAAAATAATAACCCAATAATAAAGCCCACATCGTGGGCTTTAATCATCATCCTCGTCATCGTCTGCATCACCAAAATAAATCAAAAGATGATCGCGAATCTTTTTCGGTGTGTCATATTCCTCATTAGTCCATTTATCACGCAAACAGACTACTCGGGATATTTTAAAAGTTCTCTCTCCATCTGCCGTGTCAGCTTCAAAAGACCAATGACGTTTTTCATCGTCTGTGTCAAGCCATGTAATATCAATACTTCTTCGAGATGGCGTTCCAAAACGATCTACATATTCCAACAAATATCTAAAATTATCTTCATGCGTTTTATATGAGCTTGATGCAACGGTGCGTTCAGGTTCAGGTGGCTTATTTTTTATATCATCGACGAACTTCGCATAGCTACTTTGAACAACAGGGATTTCAACAGGTGCATCCTGCTTTGTATCAGGTGTAGAGCGGATTTCAGACTTAAACTTCGCCCAACCACTTTTAAACTCTGACTTTATATCAGACATCGTCTGTTTGAGTTCAGCTTTGGATTGTTCAAATTCGAGCTTGGATTGAGCTGCTTTAGCATCTTGTTTTGCTTGCATCTCGTCCAATTTCTCGTAGAAAGTTTTCTTCGGTGTGTCCGCTTTAAATTCAACCGTTTTAACTTCCTGAGTGCGATTGATCTTCTTATATGCTCCAAGCACTATGAAACCGATACTCGCAAACAATCCAATGAAAAAAGGAGTCAGCGCAACATTTTCGGAATCATTATCAGGTGCAGGCACGAGCAAGGCGAATAATATTAATAACACCAAAGCAATCAAAGCAACTTGACCAAATATAGCCAACCGCTTCATGGGTTGATGATTGACCGTCATGAAATATAACTTTGGGAATATCGGATAGATAAATATCATCCAACAGGCAACCAGCAAAACGGCAAAAATAAAAGTTGTTATATAATCCATCATGAATATTCTCTTATTATCCAACCAAAAAAGCCCACATCGTGGGCTTTATTTAACGTAGATCAATCGGCTTATTACACTTATTGAAGTACACAGTCTTTCAACATAGGCGTACCAGCCATTTCACTATCACCAACACACAACAATGTCACTTTCTGACCTTTCTTCAAATCACCAGCTTTAGCCTCGTCAGATTCTGCAAAATGCGCCTGAGGTTGATTAAATTCAAACTGATCACCAGCTTTCAGAGTGAGAAAAGGTTTATCACTAAAATCAGCTTGGATAGATTCGATAGATGCAGACACTAATATATTTTTCCCTTTGAATTGGTTGTTCGCAGAGATCTCATTGTCTTTATAAGCCTTTAACAGCGCATCAGCCGTCGTTTCAATCGGCGGCTCAGCAGGAGTATTCTCAACAGTTGCACCCTCAGCAGGAGCACTGCTTTCAGTACCTGATCCACAACCAACAAGCCCCATAAAGCAAGCAACAACAAACAGTTTTTTATACATGAAAACCACACCCTCTCAAAAATTATTAAATAAAAAAAAATTAAAATATGGCTTATCTTGACACATGGTGCATAGTGGTGCAACATATATTTACACCGCAAAATCGGTGTACAGGAGTGGAAACCTGTAACAATATGTGAAACAAGGCGAAAAAAGTCCGTCTATGGGCTATTTTTTTGCGTACAATTCAGCGTTGCTGTGCTATGGCAGGCTGGACAGGGAAGCCGTAAGGCTTGCCGTTTCTTGTTTCACGGTATTTCCACCCCTGTTCAGTCTGTCACCATCTCGTGGAAAAGATGGCGATAGGTTTATCAGACTTAGAAACAAGGAGTATCACATGAAACATCATGCGATCGAACACACCCCAGTTTATGACCTCGACGCACATACACAGCGTCAGCGCAAGCGTCATCGGCGCACCATCATCCGCAACATATTCGAAACCGCCATCTACAGCACCACACTCGTGCTCAGCTTCCAGTTATTCTTTGTGGGAGTACCTGTAGCATGACCAATACCAACC